CCTTCTAAAATGTAACCACCTTCATACCTAGAAACAATCGCTTCTCTTGCAGGGAATGTTGCGCCTCTCGGCATATTCTGAAAGTTTGGTCTACTTGACGACAGTCTTCCAGTAGCAGTGACGCACTGATTAAAGTTAGGATGAATAAAGCCTCTATCATCTTGGTACTTCTCCAAGCTATCCACGAATGTATTGAGATACGTTCTTATCATTGAGTAACGTGTGTACTTGTCCACGAACTCTCTTGCTTTGCCCTCTAACTCAAGTCGTATCTCGGACAAAGTTTCTTTATCTGTTCTAAAGCCTGCAGCGGCGGTATCCTGTGGCCCACGAGGTATAACTCTTAGTCCCGCTGGTTCGTTTAACTTGACATAGATAACGCCTGTACCAGTGCAGGACTTACACTTTACAACATTTTTACTCAAAGCGCCAGACTTTAGTCTATTTCTTCTACGTCCTGTGCCACCGCAGTCCTCACACCTTTGTCCTCTGGTCTTGCGAAACACAGGGGCTAATTGTTTCACTGTCTCCTTAAACATTGTAGGAGACATTTTTGTTTTACGCTTTTGTTTCTTGGTGTGTCCGCGCTGTTCTGTTCCTATGTTGAACGCTTCTTTCCACGCAGTCTTGTCCACCACCTCACGGGAGTATAGCAGCTTACTGCGGTCATCTGGGCTATCGAGATTGATTGGAGTGTCTCCCATAGCAATCTCAGCGATATCCATAAGGTCACTGTATAGCTGATCATACTCCGCTTGATAGTCTGCTTTAATTTTTGCAAGCTTTTCATTTGATATCTTTATTCCTGCTCTCTCAATGTCAATGAGAACGTCTAGCATTTCCATGCTGAGCTTTACAACTTGTTTCAAACTAGGCTCTCCTTACTAGGCCAAGCCATGTCAAGTTCAGCTAGTTGTGCTTTAGCTAATTGAGTGGTTGTGTTTACATCAGCCATACAATACTCTCTAACTATATCACACGGCATATCTTCGTAAGATACCTTGTCCTTGATATAGTTGTTAGTGAGGTCAACTCTTTTTTCAGACAGACCCCTGCGCTTGGCGCACTCTGCAAGGCTAATTGATTTCTTTATGCCGCGACAAAGCAGGTACTCAGCTATCATAGTATCCCACAAAAACATATTGTACTGAAAGCCACATTCTCTTAGCCACTGCAAATCAAATTTGAGATTGTGACCGACTAAACAAGTTGTTTCATCTAGCTTTTTCTGTAGCCTGTCCTTTGCTTGGGGCGTAGGCTCACACTGGTTATGAAAGAAGAACAACTCGTTGCTTTCAAATACTGTTAGGTCTGGCGTAAAACTTCTGTAACCAACAAACACAATCTGCTGACCATCATACGGAGATGATGTAGAACTTTCAAAGTCCATTGTAGTCTCTATGTCGAGCACTGTGATCATGAGAATATATCTCTATCACCATCTCGCCGTAAAACCAACGACCCATGCCAACCGTTTATCTTGTTCTTCGAGAACTTAATGGTTCTAAACTCTTCATGTTCCGCTACACCAATACCCACAATGATATCTGCTTCACCAGCCTTGCCTGTCTTACTACCATCAAGCATGGAATAGTCTATAGTCTCTCTTCCGTGGGCATCATAAGATGCTTGGGATATAGCCCACACTGCTACGTTGTGCCGCTTGGCAAGCTCTCTGGACCTACAGTACAACTCCTTCAGCCGCTCATCGCCGCGTGAGAACTCACCGTCGATCCTGATCTTATCTAGCTGGTCAATGAATACTACGTCAACTTCATTGCGTGAGCAGTAGTCCTCAACCTCTTGTATGGACGTACCGACACAATCCATGAATGATATGTATGGTAGTATGTTCTCTTGATATTCCTGTACAAAACCCTCTTTATCCTGTAGCACCTCAAGACGAGAGCGTTCTGTAATAGATTTAGCAACACGCATACGAGTCTTCTTTACAGGTTCTTCGTTACCCCAGTATGCTACATGAAACTTGTTCCGCACATACCAGCCGGATAGCCACGCAGAAAAACTTGTCTTGCCTATCTCTGGCCGTGCAAAGATCACACCAAGATTTTGTCGGTCTATACCCGGCACATAGTCCCGTATCTGTGTAGGAAAGATAAACTCAGGATCACGCTCAAACTCTTCCAAGCTGTCCTCAATGTTATCCTCAAGCACTGTGTAACTCTTGGAACCTTTGACCTCATTGTTCTTTAGTTCTTCTACACTAGTAAGCAGAGAGTAAGTATCGCTAGATTTACCAAGAAATATGTCAAGGGCTTCTTCTCCTATCTCTTTTGCCTTTGCTCGTTTCCAAAAACTATGTAGAACATTCCCTGCTAGTTCAGGGTTAACTGTCACGCCTTTTAATTCTTCTAGTTGTTGCGTAGCCTTTTGCTTAGTCGCTTCAGGCATAGCGGGGTAACGCTCATCATGTGCCAATGCTACGTCAGCTAGTGATAGATCACCCTCGTATGTTTTGTGTAGATGACTAATAGTTTCTACAATCGTAGCCACCTCTTTTGAGAAATACTCCTTCTTAATTAAACCAGATACACGATTGAAGTTGTCCTTCTGTAGACATGCTACAAGCACAGCCTTATCGATCATATCTTTAGTACCTCCTTTGCTTCATCCTCAGTTAATCTTTTCAAGTCTCTATCCAACAGACACACATCAACAATGTCTCCGTATGCAGCGTTCAGTCTTAGTGCAATGTCTACAGATTTATCTGAGGCATCTTTGTCTAACGCTACAGTAATCTTTTCAAACCCATGTAGTGCGGACAAAGCCTCATCTTGTAGGAACGTGCCTAGTAGCGCCACACCTGTTGCAAAACCTGATACAGATGCCGCTGATGCACAGTCTTCTACAATAACTGCTTGATCATGTTTACCACAAATAAATGGGAGCTTGCTTCCGCCGTATCTGTACCATTTTGGTCCTGAATGCAGACCGGACCCGATGTACCTACCAGCAGCATCAACTATCTTTGTTCTATCCTTTACAAGAAAGACAGCTCTATCTCGCTTGTAGTCGTACCGTATGTCGGCCAATCCTTTTGACCAAGCAGAGGTACAATTGTTTCTCCTTATGTACTCAAAGAAATGTATAGGATAGTTGTTCTTGCGCCAGTTCTGTTTTTCTAGCTCAAGACCTACAGGTTCTTGTGGTTTTAGGATTTCATCGTGTGCAGAGAAAGAGGATGAACTTAGTCCCTCCTTAATTACACCGCCCTTACTACAGTTTGCATGAAAGCAATAATACTTTATACAATCACTAAACTGAGTAACAGATAGAGTATTAGTTCCATCACATATAGGACAATCTAATCTTTTAGAAGTACCAAGAGGTATATCTAGATTATAAATATAATCCTTAATTATATTACTCATTAATATAATATCCTCAATTTCGGGACACGGCAACATGCCTCCTAGCATGGATTTTGCATCATGTCAAATATATTTTCGCTTGACATTCAAAAAAATCTCAGGTATAGTGCAGCTTCCTTCAACAGCAGAGGTGAGCCATGATCACCCTATACGGAAGCAAGGTAGAAAACCCGGACACGATGCGCCGAATAATTGAGGCCACAGTTCAGGATAAATTCTTTACAATCGAGTTTGTCAAGGCGGATGGTAGTCTCCGCAAAATTAATGGTCGCCTTGGTGTTGAGAAGCACAAGAAGGGCGGCACAGATTGTAACACCAACAAACAAATGATGACTGTCTATGACAACTATGCCAAGGGGTACAGGAATGTCAACCTGTCAACCGTGAACTATGTTGTAGTCGATGGGATAAAACATGAGTTCCTGTGAGGAGTGTGACAATACTGCAGTTGTAATAAGATATAAACAAAAACTATGTGCGAGTTGTTGGCTTGATAAGGAAAAGATAAGTGGTAGCTACAAAAAAACACAAAGACGAGTTTATAACAGAGATATTTCGACTAAGCAGAGAGCGTGGTCTGTCAGCCCGTCAAATTGCAGAGGTAATGTCACCTAAGTACAAAGACTACAATGGCGTTGATATGTCAAGAAATGCTGTAATAGGTATTCTGAACAGATATTCCGATCAGTTTACTCACATGGGTAAAAAGAAACCAAAGCGTGTAAATTTTTCTACAGTTGTCGAACAATTAGAGAGTGCAAGACAAAACATGAGAAACAAGGATCAGTACAAAGTTAGGAAGTGTTTATCTTGTCGGAAAGATAAACTACTGCACAAGGTCATGTTTGTTTGTGATAGCTGTAAGTCTGGTGCTAACTACAAATCCCCTGTAGAAGATTATAGAGTGGTGTACTGATATGAATGTTAAAGAGAAAAAGGGCCTGCAGTCGAAACTAGGCGTGATGCGATACTACACAGACATTGGATACCATGTGTACAACGAAACGAACAACACTGGGCCTGTAGATTTTGTCGCCATAAATCCTGAAACAGAAGACGTAAAACTTGTCGAGGTAAAAACAATGTCGTTCCGTTCCGAGACTGCTAATTGGAAGCCGGGTACGATGATTAATCGTCAGCTATCTCCCATACAGAAGAAACTAGGTGTAGAACTAGTCTATTACAACATTGATACAGGACAGATAAAATGTCGGAAGTAAAAAAACGTCGGGATTACAAACAGCGCAGCAAACGGCCACCGCCTGAGTACAGCACCCGCGCCTACGATGGCAAGACCTTGCGTTGGGAGTGGAAGTATGAAGGTGAGCTAGGTGTTTATCCTAAAGATTGGGCTAGACGTTTTCCTCACCTAGCAGAACGTGGACGTTGGGTAATAACTGAGATAAAGTAAATGAGACAGATAAGCCTAGAAACTTCAAAAGAAGAACTACAGAACATACATGAGATTGTAGATGGTAATGGTCGAAAAAAAAGTGTAACAATATCAAAAAGATTACTGTCTGGTCTACTTGTAGATCATCACCGCATGGTGGCTTATCTAGGACCGCTGGTTAGTAACGCAGAGGATTAGTCTACGCAGATCAAAAAATGTCTTGACCCCTGTAGCCGAGTGTGCTAGGACCAAGCCTTCACAACGGAGAACCAAAATGAGTGTGCCTGAGACTGAGGGAAGTAACGAAGATAGAATAGCTGAACTGTATAATGAAGCTATGATAGATTTAGATTTGGCTAATGTGTCTCAAGGTGAGAGAGAAATATTAGTCATGAAACTTGTGGACATACGTTGGGAGGACCAGCAGTGAACATATTCTTTCTAGATAGAAACCCCAAGATTGCAGCACAAATGCACTGCGACAAACATGTAGTTAAAATGGTTCTGGAGTATGCACAGATACTATCCACTGCACATAGGGTAGTCGATGGTGATGAGGCTGCTGACCGCGAGGGCTTGTACAAGATTGCACATAAGAACCACCCCTCCACTGCGTGGGCAAGGGCTAGCCATTCTAACTATTCGTGGTTGTCGGACCTATGGGCATATCTTGGTGATGAGTACACGTACCGCTACGGCAAAATACACAAATCATCTACGTTACACTGGCTGTACTACACTCCTAAGTATATTCCACACAAAAGAATTTTGTCGAAGCTTACACCGCCGCCACAGTGTATGCCTGATGAATTTAAGTGTAACCCAAACTCGGCATCATTTGAAGATACCATACTCGCTTACAAATCATTCTACATGGGTGAGAAGTCTAGGTTTGCTAAATGGACTAAACGTCCTATGCCAACTTGGTACGAACAAATGGAGGCTGCATAATGCACGCTATGGAAGATGTACTACGGTATGAAAACATGCCACCAAATACTTTTGTTTGGTATGAATGGATGCTGGATCATTATCTGAGATAGAAAGTTGTCGGCCTATAAATTTGTCGGCCTTTACATTAGTTAGTGCAGGGTTTTCTGGTTCTCCCCCTGCACCTCCCCGGCGGGGGCCAAGTTTCCTCCCTGACCGACGCTCCCGCCGGGTCCATTCTGTACAGATTAAAAAAGTATTTGACACTATCTCGAATATGCTGTAGGGCTTCCATCGTTCACAAACATAGGAAACCAGAAATGAACTTGATACAGACAATCGAACCCGCCGCCGTAATGCACGCTGACGGCATAAAAGCTTCCGCCGTTCGCGAACATTCCGATGTATTTGATCTAAGCTTTTTCGAGCCGCTCGGAGTGTACAAAGATAATATCTATACGGCGGACGGCACCGAGATCACTGGTAGCAAGGCGCTGCGGTATTCGCACGATGGGAGCCTTGCCGATACCGGCGCGGTATCCAGCACTTACACCCTCGAAAACCATATAGAATTGTTTGGCAAGCATGCCGACATTCTGCGGGAAAGCAATCTTCCCACCGACAACGTGCTGGTCCGTGACGAATACACCGACTTTGGCATGAAGGCGAAACGCTCTATACAGTATTTAGACGAAGCCGTGGACATGACAGGCGGCGGCGACATGGTGTACTGTCGTTCCGATCAGATTAATTCAGTTAATTCAAAATGGGCTTTCCAGCAGTTCGCCGGGGCTTACCGCGCCTACTGCGAAAACTCTATGGTATTTGGCGGTGACAAGGCAGTATATAACAAGGTGAAACACTCCAAGCACTTTGACGCCCACAGCCTGTTGCTTACAGCCAATACGGTGTTTAGCACTTTCCGCCAGAATGTAGAGCAGTTCAAAGCTTGGAAGGCGACGCCAGTTACCGACGATACCGCCGGGGCTTTCCTCAAGCACATTTGCCCGAAAGAGATCGCAGGGCAAAAGAAGCTAGAGCGCGAGAAGGCGCACGGGATCGAGCGTGAGGAGGCGACTAATCTAAAGAAGTTTCACGCGCTCTATGATCTGTGGGAAGAGTACAGCCGGGATTACTCGCAAGGTGGCGGTCTGGGCAAAAACAAATGGGCCTTGTACAATGTGTTGACCCATTACGCGACGCATACCCACGACAGCCGCACGTTCGAGATGAACGGCGAAGAGAAAACCCACACACTGGGTAGGAAATCTGTTAACATGATCAACACTGATCACGGCGGATACACGCTCAACGAACAAATGGAACGAGCGCGGGGCCTTTGGCTAGTCATGTCCGGTCCCGCTTGGCAATCTATTAACTAGGGAGGAGGAGCTATCGAATATATTGAAGCCGCGTACCGACTAAGCCTAATTGTCGGACTTTGTTTATTCATCTATCACTTCGTATTTTGAAAGGATAACCAATGCCTAGTAAGAAAACCACCACCAGCGCCACTAACGGCGGTTCTCAAATCTTCTTGTCAAACGATGCTCAGGAGGCGATTGCCGAGATTCAGTTTCGTATGGCATCGCAGTCGCCAGCGGCAATGCAGAAGTACGGCGGGCGCGGCGGTAA